TACAGCTGTGCCTTGCGTGAGCCTATCCTTGCCGCCATGGTATCGAGCACCTGCCCGGTGTAGCGGTCGATGTTACTGCAGGAGGACGCCTCACGGTCTGTGATAGCACGCCGTTCGAAGTAGCCGGTGTCAGGGTCTCGCAGTTCCAGGTGGATGAGTACGCCGTCAACAGGCGGAAGGATTTTGATTTCGAAGCCGGAGTCACGGCTGTAACTGATAAAGTCAAACATTATTGCATCTCCTCTGCGATCGTGTTGAGTATCCGTGTTGCGAGCGTATTGCCGATACCCTTAATGGACAGCAGGAGATTATACAGGCTGTCCGCATCCATCACTGCGGCATCTATATCCTCGCTGATTGATATACCGCCATGCTCGGCATTGTATTTATCAATGCATTCGTTCCATCCGGTCTTGTAGGCGTCGTTGTAGAAGTCGGTAATCCACTGAATGAATTTACCTCGTGGCATGGATTTGAGGCGTGCCTGCTGTAATCCCATGCGCTGATAGATTGCAGGCGGGATTGTGTTAGCCATTGTTGGTCTCCTTCATCTTTGCAAGGACTTCGGCAATCTCGGGGAAATGTCTGCCGGTCTTTTTGGCGTTTTCAACTTTGTCATATCCAGTGGAACCATCCGCAAAAACAAATTCGAAATGCACTGGTCCGACTCCAATCACAACTGCTTTCCCTGCGCTCGTAATTACTTCATCCCCGACCTTGATTTCTTCCTTCTCCTGCTCATACTGCCGGATTTTCTCGATGCACTCGGAAGCAGAATAATTTATTATTGTCTGCTCCTCGTCAACTCCAAAGATTTCTTCAATTTCATAATTTGTCAATCCGCCATGGTTAGTATCAAGCATCAATTTTCTCGCAGCATCCCACGCATCATTGAGACCACGCTGATACGTCTCTTTCCTGATCCGCTCAATGTCGGGTTCGGTGTATGGTGGGAGGTCTTCGACCGGAATCGGTTCCGCCGAAATCTGACCCTCAGGCGTCAGACCAAAAACAATGATGCCTTTGAACTCGCTCGGGCAATCATCAAGTAACTCGATAATGTATTTCTTTCCCACGCGCTCACTCCTTCCCGTAAATCTTCTCCTGAAAATTCCTGATTTCCTCGTCTGTCAATCTGCGATTAAGCCTCATGTAAACACGGCGGATATACTCGCCACCCGTGTAATATCCGACAGCAAATCCCGCAAGTGCAGATACAAGACAGGCCGTTATTGTTGCTTTGAAAGACATGTGTTACTCCTTCCTTTCGCCGTCCATTTCTTCTGCTTCCAATTTCATCATTCCTGTTTACTCCTTCCTTTCGCCACTCGTTGTAAAATACACTTCCGGCAAATCCCAGTGCTTACAATCCTTGAAAAACGCAAAGCTGTGCGGTATGTAATGTTGGGTTATGTTGGATGCGTGCCGCTCGCACTTTTTGTTTTTGCACTTGAGGTGATAGCAGAATGTGATGTCTTCGCTCATGCTTCTTACTCATTCCTTTCGCCATCCATCTTTGCTCCGCAGTTGGGGCAATACTTGCACTCTGAAAACCTCCAGTCATGAATCACATGACCGCATCGACTGCACTTGATTGTTATCGGGCTGTAGTTTTCCCACTTTGCATGCACCACCTGCACAACATTGGCAGAGGGCAGTCCTCTCAATTCTCTCCTGAGTCGTAATATCTCTGTTGTTAATTCCATCGGAACATTGTCAAATATCCTGTCTAATGCATCTATCGCATCCTGCTTGCTTATATATTCGATGTTTCCGACATTTGTGTCGGGAAGATTCTCAGCCATTGTCTTCCTCCGCTTCATCTAATTCCCATCCATCATCACAGCCGCCGATGCAGTAATGCTCTTCATCAAGCGTAATAACATCTTTGGTGCAGATTGTATCCTTGTTCCAAATGCATTTTTCCAATAAGCAATTAATCTGCGTCATTCTCTGCCTCCACATTATACCTATCCGGCAGATCACAATAAGCTACTATTTTATCATCTTCGATTTGATCTCCATCTTCATCGTAGCCAAGCCATCTGCCGTCGGCGTAATATCTTGCAATTCCATATCTGCCAAAATTTGTAGCAACCAGATAATCATCCCACATATTATCTGGTTTTTTCGGCGGGTCTGTTTTTGCGTTATGCCATCCGCTCATGCTTCTTCATCCTCCGCTTCAACGTCCCTGTATACGCAAATTACATCTTCGAATTCTATGTATAACGGCTTACGGTCTTTTATCCCCTTAATACTGTATCCGGTTATATTCCCGAAACCATCTTTATTGATCGAAAACTCTTTACATGTTACAGCCAAAGAAAAGCCATTTTTAAAAACAATTGTGATTTTCATACTTCATCCTCCTGCTCCTCTTCGTACTTATCACACTCCTGGTAAAAATTCCAGCTGCCCCTTCTGCATGACACAAGGTGGTTTCCGCCCATATCCAGACCCCACACTTTTAAATGCATGCAAGTTTTACACTTATCCGGAAGGTCGTTATACTTCATTCCTTGTCCTCCTGATAAGGTGCAGGTAAAGGACGCCATGCAATTACCCTCCACGGAGCAAGTCTCCCTCTCCATATCCATCTTGAAACAGGCTTATTTCTCACGATTGTGTTCTCCCAGTCCATAGACAGTACTTTACCGTCTTCAGTTGTGACAATAAATTCCGTGTGCCATTTATCTCTGTCTGTCTCCGGCAGTCTCTCCGTCACCGGAATCCATCTGTCCTGCTCCTGCTTTTTCAGAGCGGAGATAGCAAGGTCGAAAGCTTTACAAGTTGTTTCATCTACAAATTGTTTCTGGGTTTTTATACACTCAATAGCTAATTTTATATTCTCCATTTGTCCCTCCATCACATCATTGCCCCACCAAGGCTTGTTTCGCCAATAACATAGTCATTGGTAATTTTGTGCATCTGTTCAAATGAAGTTTTTGATGCTGTCTCTCCGTCGTGATACCAGACAAAAGCACCATCAGGCACGATGCGCTTTATCTTGCCGATTTCATACCTGGCTCCGTTCTGGTAAATGATATAATCGCCTTCGTTAAAATCTTTCATCCTATCCCTCCATCATGGCGGCTGTTTCCGCTTACAATTTGATTCTGCCACTCATTAACTCCGGCAGTAATGCGTCCCGAAACTCTGCAAGGTATCTGTTTTCCTCGTTGTTCAGGTACATGATCATCTGTTTCCAGTGATTCAAAAAATCGAGAATCAGCGGATGTATTCCGTCTTTTGTGCTGATTTGTATTCTGATTCCGTCATCCGCTCCAAAAGAAATATTGTCCTCTTTCAATGCTTTTTGTCCGACAACTCTGAAAGATGCCGATAAATCAGGTTTGTCAATGTTCATGCAGTCATAGCCGAGACGCTTCGCAGCAGTCTTGTTCATCCGTATCTTGATAGCATTCTTCTGCTGAATGATACGATTGTAATCATTGGCAATGTCCTCGAACGACCTGTGTTTTTCCTCTGTCTCGATTTCAAGATAACGGCGTGGCACAAGATTGTAGTCCGGCTTTGCGATTTCCTCCGGCATTATCCATTTACACAGATTCGGTTCGTCCTGTTTGGACTTGAGAAGGTCAATGCATTTATCCATCACATCATCAGGAATCACATTCACCGTCTTGTGATACGTTCGTCCCGTGTGGGAGTTTCCGCCGAACTGCCCTCTCTGGTCTCTGACTTCCTCTTTGCAATGCTCTTTTAAGTCCATCATTGCAATCTTGCGAGTGTCTTTGTGTTTATCGAAAATCAGCAGGCATGTCGGAATATTGGTGGATTCGAACATATTTGGCGGAAGCGTGATAACAGCAAGCAGGAGATTCTGCTGTATAAGCTGTTGCCGGATTTCCTGCTCTGCCTTAACTCCCGAAGAAAGTACGCCGTTCGGCAGTAGAAAGACCGCCCTGCTGTCTGTTAATTCCAGTCCCGAGAGAATAAAGGCATAATTTGCGTTTTGCTCCGGCGGGATTGTGTAGCCGGAATATTTCGGCATGAATCCTGCCAGTGCAGGAGGCTTCCACCGCATGTTATACGGCGGATTTGTAATCAGGTTATGCATCCGAATACCTCTCTTTTTTCGACTGTCCATGTCTTTGTCGGCTCTTCATCTGTCAGTGCGTCCATCTGGTAAACATCACAGCGGATATTCCGCAGAACCATGTTGAACAGCAGAAACGGTATCACATTGCCGTCAACCTCGATTGCCCTAAATTCTATATCGTGGTTTTGATTCCATTTTTGGATTATCAACGCTCCCGATCCTGCGCACATGTCAGTGATTGTCTCGCCGTCTCCGGCAAGCATCCCCATGAATCGGGCAAGTGATTTCGGCGTGTAGTCCTGCTTTTTCTCTTTGCGGTCTGCGAGATAGTATTGATAAATCATCTGCATCCAGTCGATGCTTAAATCTCCGTCAACCAAATTACAGAAGGCTTTGAGCTTATCGGTGTTGCTGATGTTTTCCAGAAGTGCAGAACCGAGATTGTCAGGGTTGTCAACTCCGAACAATTCAAAGGTTCGGTCTGTTAGTTCTTTCAGTTCCATTATTGCTCCTATTTGGCGTCGTCCGTATGACACTGGTGCGCTATCTCTTCGTAGTCAATCATCGGTCCTGCTCCATTCGCTCTGCCAGAAATGCCAGATTACACATCGCATGATAGATATGCGGCAGTCCGCTTTCCGGATCGATTGCAGTGTAGTCATCCCATGCCGCGACGATGTGCCTGACGGTTGCGTCCCAGAAGCGCTGTGACTCTACCTGCTTCCAGTTTTGCGGGTCATGATATTTCTCGTTTCCGTATGCCCTGATTTTTTCGACTGCCTTAATGATGCCAGTCGGAACAAGCGTGTACTGCGGCTTGCCATCGTCCTGCTTGGCGTTCTGGTCGTTTGCTGGGAATGTGTTTGATTTAATAATTTCCGTCAATGTCTCCACCTCCTCTCGAGTTCATAGATATGCATCTTCACCATACTGTCGGCATAGTCTTTCATATCTGCCGGAGCATTATCATAAATGCGATCAAAGTTCATGCAGATTTTTACCCAGCGTGGGTCTGTCGGTGAGGTAATTTCCGCAGCGATCAACATGCTCGCTTTGAGTGTTTTCCATATCTCTTGTATGATATTGTGATATTCTTTTAGTTCTTCCATTTCATTTTCCTACGTACTGAAAAACTACCGTTGATACCGTTGATACCGTTGATACATCAACGGTACCATCAACGGTAAACAATAAACGGTAAGAATAGTTTTTATGGGACTATGTTTCTGAGAGCCTTTTATTTACTGGGTTTTCGAATCCATCAACGGTTAACAATGTATTTTCATCAACGGTATCAACGGTAAACTTACAAATTTCATAACTTTTACCTCCGGTACCGTTATTGATGATATTGATTTTGATCTTATCCTCTGCCATGAATCTCCCCTGATGCCGATGTAAAAAACCGCCGACAGCTTTCGGGGTATCCGTGATTGGTATGCCGTACTGCACAGCCTCATTAATGAGGGAGTTACATCTTCCTTTCCATACGGCATACATACGGGCCATAGCAATAACAGCCTTCCTAATATCAGATTCAAAATACTCTTTCAGCAGGGCTGCCTTTTCTTGCTCGGCTGTATTAACCCCCGCGACAATTTCCCATTGTGCGTTTTCAAGTTTGACATTCAGCTCCGGCAGACCGTCAATGGTCTTGCCCTTGACCGATATGTGTATTGGGTCATCCTTCCTTTTTCGGAACATAACCATCATCTGTGTAGCAGCACCCTGCAGGCCTGTACTTCCGAGGATATTGGAAAATGGATCGTCTGGATCCACAGCCTTGCGGTCATGGCAGACAAGAATAATAGCAATGTGATACTTCAAGGCCAGTTCGTTCAGCGGAGTAATATCACGATATGCATGCTCGTATTCTGTCTCTTTCATGCTCTTTGACGGTGTCCTTATTATCTGGAAGACGTCAATGACGACTACTCCAATATCAGGATCCTGTTGCATATAGGATTCAATCTGTTCAATAAAGCCATCATTTAAGCTGTCGGTCTCTGTTTCCAGGTAAAAGTTTTTTGGGACCGTTCTGCCGTTCAGGGCTTTCTTTAACCTCTTTTGCTGTAATGCTTCGCTTGTTTCTAGATCCAGATATAATGATGAGCATTTTCTGGTTTTGTATCCGAGGAAATTCTCACCGTTCGCAACAGCCAGGCAGAGGGACAGTGCCAGCCATGACTTTCCGAGTTTCGGCTTTGCCGACAGGATGCAGGTCCCTTCCACCAATATCGGCAGTTCGTCACCCACGCCAACATAAACCTCCGGCTCTGGAATATCCTTCTGCATGAGTTCCTCTGCTGTTTTAAGCTTCCGCAGCTTTTTCGGCTTTTTCTCTGCCTGCTTTTCTTCAGCGGGTTTTTCCTCCGTCTTGGCTTTTAGATGTTTTTGCCATCCTGCATCTATCTCCTCATCATCCCTGCCATCATCACGATCATAAGCGTCAGGCTCAAACTTGCGTCTTACATCCTGCCATTTATATCCTCGACAGCTATTGTGGTGACATTTAAAAGCGATCGCCCCGTTGGAATAAGAGAAGATTTTCGCATCACCATCTTTGTGACTTGGATCAAATGGACATTCGTCCAGCTTGTAAATCCTTGCCCTGTCATTGGAATCTTCCTCGTAAGTGATCCCGTGTTTCGCCATGAAATCCTTGATATCAAATTTCTGACGGGGAATCATGCGAGCAGGCCGTCTCTCTGGCTGTGGTTCTTCCGGCAGTTCGGATGCCAATGTCTGCAGAACAGATTCATCTGTGATTTCAATTTTTTCCGGTGCAGACAGGATCCTACTCATTCTGTGCGGTCTCTCGGCGGTAGAAGTTCCCTTTTGCGCAAGAGTTCCATGCAGTTTGCAGATTCGGCTCGGATTACTGTTTGTGGTATCAATCTTTACCTTATTGGAATCAAACAGCGCCGATAATACTTTCAGACACTTCGCAATAAGCGCCCTGCCCGCTTCATTGTTCAGAATATCAATCCGATAGAGCAGATGATAGCCGTTTCCGCTTGCGGCGATTACCGGCGGTTCAAAACCTAAATCCCGCATGTACTGCAGTACCGTGCGCGATAATTCCTCTGCATCTTTCAGCTCTGCATTGCTTGATGATATGCCGGCAGTTCTCACTGGGTCCAAATCCACAAATAACCACCGATAGCTGACTATCTCCGTATCACTGGAAGTCTGCGGGGATTTCAGGAAGCGTTCGCTCTGCGATCTTGCAAAGCATTCATCTTTGACTTTTCCGAGAGTGATATAGACATTTCTCTGCCTCAGGTCGATAGTGTCAAATGCTTTTAGCAGGGTTTCCGCATCCCTAAAATATCCGCTTAATATGTCTTTTTTTGCCGTCCCGATTGCTCTGACTTCAAACACATCGCCAGGATCCTGCAATGTTTTGATTGCTTTCCGCACTTCTGCGGGGTTTATAAATTGTTCCCAGCGCATCTATTTTCCTTCCTTCAGAGCAGACAGCAGATATATCTATCTGCTGCCGCTCCATAAAGTTGTCAGTTGTCAGAACGGGATCTCGTCCTCGAGTTCATTGCCGATATTAACGAAGCTGTTGACGTCTGCCTGATTGGTCTGCTGTGCAGGTGTCGCCGGGCCGCTCCCGTTGAGATATCTCGGATTAGGGATATTTACAGTCTCCACACTATCCCATGAGCAGAACCATCTCGGGTTTCTGCGCATAGTGACCTTGCCGTCATACTCGTTTTCCACCTCACCGAATACGACTCCGATCTTCTTTCCCTTGAACTGCTGCGCCCAGGCATTTCCACCCCAGTTGATTTTCACTCCGTTGCTCTTCTCAAAGCTTGTACAGAATGTCTTGAACGCCTTGCTTGTCTTGGCCGGATCGTTCCAGTCCTGAACCATGAGATACATAGAGCCGGCATAGGGCCACTTCTTATCTTCCCTGTTGTCGTTCTGGAACTGACCAGAGAAGTAATTCTTCTGCGGATCAGGTTCGCAGAAATCAAACAACACAACAGTCATCGGCCTGTCACCGCTTGCAGTCCTCTCTGATACCTGCTTGATAATTGCATAATGCCCGCCGAGTTCTACCGGTGTGAAGTTGCCGTATTCTTTTGCTTCATCAAATCCATTAGGTTTCTGCATTGTTTCTATTCTCCTTTTCTATCTTTTCAACTTCTTCCATGAGCAGGTTAATGTTTTCATTTTCGATATAATGCCGGTGGAAACTTTCAGGCTTGTGATCAAACGGCCCTTTTTTGCGACCTGCCATCTGCCTGATAGGGTTCTGGCCTTTTACTTTCGGACCGTAATATTCATCAAGAAATTCTTCAACAGTCAGCCCTCTCAGTTCCGCATCGAAAAACAACTCATACCGTTTATTCCTGACGAATAGCGAAATATCATGCGGGTCAATGATCGGGTGGCTTGTCAGGTTAAAATCCCGAAAGTAATTATCGAGCAGTTCCCGGCATACATTCCTGTTGCAGAGGTTTGGGGAATCCTTATTTTTGCTGATAAGAATGTCCTCTCTCCAATATGCTGCGCAAAGTCTGGCCGTGTGTTTCAGGTCGAACACTTCCCAGTGTCCTTTTTCCCTGCCCTTCCAGAATGGATTCTTTTGCCAGCTTTGATGAAATTCCTCATGACATTTCCCGCACATGGTGACTACATCCCTCATGCGCTCATTGCCGAGTCTCTGGTAATGCAGGTGATGGGTTTGATATGTTCTGCCATGCAGGTCTTTATGGCAGATAACGCACCGCCCGCCATCAAACTCGAATCTTGCCTGCCTTACCTTCTGCCAGTGCGGATGACTCCTGATATATTCGCCGTAGTCGATCAGTGAGCCATCCGGCAGATATGCAAGTCCCAATTAATCGCCTTCCTCCTTTTCTTCTATGAATCCGTAATATGTACGGATTGCCGTATCTACTGCCTTGAGGTCGTTTGGAATTTCAATGCTCTCAAACATATCCTCCGGCGTTTTTGCACTGCTCTGTCCGTTTGCCTGCGTGTAAAACTTCTGATCAGCGCAGTAAAGGACAATATCAAAGCATCCTTCGAGTACAAGCTTCTCATCGAGCATCTTTCCGATTGTCTTGGCCTTCTCTCTGCCGTCGGTATCCGCTTCGGTGTGATGCAGGAAATAAACGATTTTATCCTCTTCCGACAGATTGTTAACGAAGTGGATCAGATTACGGAAGTTTGCAGCCATGTCGGTGAATTTGTCGTATCCCTTCTCTTTCGCCCTGTCGAACAGTTCGTTAACGAGCAGGTACTGGCTGTCATCAATAACCACGGCCTTGCATTTCGCCGACCTGATGACCATCTGAAGCCATGAGTATTTTGCCGCATTCATCTGTGCATTTGTCTTTGCGTCCTGGAATGTCTCGGGGATCCTCACGGTTTTGATCTTTGTTTTGAACGGAAGCCGTCCCTTTTCCACGCTGATAACTCCAACCTCTTCCGGTGTGAAGTTCTTGAGACTGTATGTCTTGCCACTGCCGGACCGGCCTTCGATTAATACAGGTATTGCCATGTCGTTCTCCTTTCTTATTTAATCCTCAGTCCTCTCGTCTGCTCCAGGTGTGCAATGTCCATCGCGTCCTCATCCCCTGCCTTGATAGCATCCTTGATTGCCTTGCGGTCGATTTCGGGATCTTTGTGCTTAAGGAAGCGCTCCGGGATGTTGGCGACGTCTGGCTCATCCATGACGACGGAAGCGGGATTGTTCTGGACGTTAAACGAGAAAAGCTGCGTCTTGAATTTTGTCTTGCCAGTTGCTTCCATGGCGTACTGCAAAGCGGATTTCATGCGAGAGACATTGCCTTCGATTGTCTTGCGACGCTTGGCGAGACGCTCCTCTTCTGCCTTGATGCCCTTTGCATCCGCCTCAAGCATGCGCATGCATTTTGCGTAATTGTCGGCTTTATCTTCCAGAGCGCCCTCAATGCCTTCGAGTGTGTCCAGAAAAGCCTGCTCGTCAATATCGGGGTCTTCTGCCAGTTCAAGCAGTTCCATATAGTCAGATGTGAGTTCGTAAAGACTTGCCATAGATATGTTTTCCTTTCCGTGATATAATCACTATATGCTTCATACGCATCCGTCCTTGTGTTTCCGGCACTTGGGCGGATTTTTTACTGTACGGGGATGTCGTCCTCGACGCCATCATTGTCAATCGCATGGTCGTAATAGCATTTCGGCGCCCACCATGATTTATAGTCTTTGTCGTATTCGACAATCTGGAGTTCGCCGTCTTTGACTTTTTTGCTATGCCATGACGTATGGGACGACTTGTCCTTTTCGCGGATGTCAAAGTCGATATGACCGTCAGCATAAACATCACAGGACACTTTTTCGACATTTAACGCCTTGACCGTCTTGACCATGCCTTCGATTTTGGGATACTCCCGCAGGCAGATTTCCTTAAATTCTTCGTGGGTCATTTCCTTGCCTTCCTCCTCTCAATCACTGTCTCCTGCATTATCCTGTTCCAGTCTGCCGGAATCTTTGCTCTCGGCACTGTCCGCGCTACAATCTGCTTTGTCTGGCTTGCCAGTATCAGGCATATGTACGCTAAGACCAGATTTACCGCAGCGATAAACAGTACTGTCGCCAAAATAATCACGCCAACTATCCCCATCAAATCCACCCCCTGTCTCTTGCCTTTTTGATCGCCTTTGCCTTATGATCAAAAAAGTAATCGTTAATTTTTATCCTCTCTTCAGCCGTCAACTCATCCTTTTTCGGAAGCCTTGCCTTTGGTGCTTTCGGCTTTGGAAGCTTTACAGGATTGCATAACAGCTTCAATTTCCTGCCTGATCGCTTCGGTGCTTCTGTATTCTGTACAGATTCCTCTGCGTTCAAAGCATCGTTCGAATTTGTAGCATTTTCCGCACTCATCCATTTTTCTCCATCTCGGCCCTCACAATATCCTTGTGATATCTGCACTTGTCGGAGCAGTAGCGGCGCCCCTCGTGAGTAGTCACGAACGGCTTCCCGCAGGTCTTGCAGATCCTCACTTCCGGCTGCAGGAGTTTTCCGGGCCTTCCCTGTGTGTCTTTGTACCGCCCATCTTTTTTCGCGGCCTGCATACATACTGCTGAGCAGTACACCCGACGCCGCACTGTTGCTGTAAATGCCGACCCGCACCAGCGGCAGTATTTTGTCGGCCCGCCTATTATTGCCATGTGCGCCTCCTTACCACTGCCAGTCGATCATTCCGACTGGCCAGACCTGCATGCCGGCATCTCTCCATTTGCCGTGCTTTTTTACCTGATAACGCCTGTGGTTGGCGTTATATCTTTCTTTTTTTGTTCTTCGGCCCGCAGGGTAGATGTAATGCACAGAGCCGTCACGGTTAAAGTCGATATACCTGGTTGAGCGGTCGCGGCTGGTCTTGCGAGTGACCATCGCACCGTCCGGCCCGAAGTAATACATTTTGCCGTTGCGGACGCGGTAGCCATTTGTCAGCAGCTCGCCGCGCTTATACATAT